ATCTAGTTGTAGCTCCAATAGATGTGCCATTTATTGTTCCACCAGTAACTGCTACTGCATTGGCATTTTGAGTGGACATTGTGCCAAGACCAGTGATTGCAGTGCTTGGAATGGTTGTGGAGGCAGTCATTGCTCCAGTTCCATTGCCATATACATAGCCTGTCAGTGTTGAGGCTCCTGTGCCTCCATTTGACACATTTAAAGTGCCTCCAACTGTAATTGCCCCGCTAGTTGGCGTGTTAGGCGTTAAACCAGTCGAACCAAAGCTGATTGTGGATATTTCTGTTGGGTTGCTACTGACCGATGTAATCTGACCTTGTGCATTCACCACAATAGTTGGGAAGGTATAAGTACCTGCGGTTACACCAGTATTTGCTAATGAAATCGTATAAGGGTTTTGTGGCCCACCATCAACGCCAAGAAGTCCAGTAGATACAACTAAATTTCTAGAACTGGTTAGTGTTGGCTGATTCGTTAGCGTCAGAAACGTTAAGCTCGCCCCAGAAGTTGGAGAAATCGCACCTGTTGTTGTCTGAGATGTAACACCGTTTTGAACAATAGGAACCAACTCGAAACCAGTTAAGGCCGATGCGGTAGGTAATTGTGATATTTGTACTTGTGCCATTATGGTCCTATAACAAGTTCGTCTTCGTTGCCGTTAACCAATCCAGGGGCTGATGTATTCAAACCAGTTGAAAGCACATAATTCTCGGTTGGACCCGTGATTAATTGATTGTTTGGAACTGGTAATGGAACATCAGGTCTGGGATACCTTAAGTTTATCCTCTCTGTCTTCCTTGCAGGCAGTCTGTACGGATCTTTTTCATCTGCACAGTTTTGCTGACAGACCCGCAATCCAGGGAAGTTTGGATCAGGCATCTGCTCACTAATTGCCCTCTTCATCTTGCATCTATCGCAAATGAAAATAGCAATCGATGAATTGCCTGTGGTGTCTAAAAAGCGAGGCATGATTACCTCGTATACACGCTGATATTCGGAGCAAAATAGATGGGCGACTTATCGCGCTCTTCTTGCTCCGCCATAATGAAGTATTTTTCTGCTTGAGCTTCTAAATACTGAATCCTTGTTAAATCAATACCAGGCAACTCCTGGCTCATCTGGTGAGCTAGCATGTTCTGTATAGCCATTAACCAGCGGTCTGGAATAGCCAAAGAATTAGTCAAAGCCCCTACGTCTTGGATTTGGCTTGAATACCAAACCGTCATTTGATAGAACGCACTCTGCGGAGTTGGCCATAAAGTTATTGTTGCGTTAGGTATTGTGCGGTTTAACCAGAACTGGAACGGTTGATTAGCCGTAAAGTTCTTGTTAGGTAAATTCGTGTAGTCATCGCGATTCAATCGCGCCATAGTGATCTCGGTTGAGTTAACACCTAAGTACCACTCACGCATAGCCAATGTTGTACCGTTAAATGCCTGAACACGGTAGTATTGAACAATCGCACCAGGATCAATATCTTGCCAAATCCACTGGCCATCAGTTACTGTAACATTGGTTGCCGTATAAAGGTTCTGCCAATTAGTACCATCAACAGATGCTTGAAGGTAATAGCTCCAAGTAGCCGTACCAAAATTTGCCACATACGGCATGATGCCGATTGAGCCAATGTATTGTTGATTGTTTGTCCCGTAATCTACTGAAAAATAACCATTTGCAGATGACTGTTGGCAATAAGTCTGTACATTGTCATCTGTTAAATTTGATATTGTTCCGCCACCACTTGAGGAATAATTTCCAGATGGCTGGGTCATTTGGCGGTATAAAGCATTTAAAACGTCTACACCACCATCAGGTAGGGTGTACTCGTATTTTGCTGGCTGAAGCCCGTATACCTGCTTTTTGACGGCAAAATATTGGATTCCTTGGTTGATTAAGTTACTGAGTACAAAAAATAAAGACTGTCTTGCACTGTTTACCTGCTCAACCGTCAATTCTTCTGCCAGTTTTCCAGCGCGACGCGCACCGTTGTCAATTAAATTTTGAACGGTGACTATGGTTTGACCGACGGTTCCGCTAGTTGTGCCTGACATTTTTTACCTTTACCACCCTGGGCAATTCCAGCGTTTTAATGAAGCCTTTGCTCTTGGAGCATCACCCTTAGAATGTTCTACAACACCACGCATTCTTGCGCAAAATGAGTCTTTTCTAGCCCCGCCTTGTGGTTGTGGAGCTTTTAAGTGACTTCCGTTCTCTCTATTATATTTTGCTCTGCCCTTTTCGGTAAGCCCTGCGCCCTTGGATACTGGTAATTTTTCACCTCTACCAACCGCTAGGCTTGTGCCGCCATCCTTCATCTTGGCTGTCTTAGCTGACTCTTTGAACGCTTCAGCAGTTGGCGCACCTTTGCTACCGACTCGACGCATTTTTTCGCCAGAGCCATGAGCAATTCTTTGCTGTTTTGCATGAATGTTTGCATATAGTCCTTGTTTAGCCATTTACCAAGCCTTTGAGCCTTTGTGTTTTTCGTGAGTTGATACTTTGCAATGCTTTAATTTGATACTTCCGCCTTTGGCTTCATAAGTATCATTTTTATCTTTTGTGCCCAAACCTTCTTTATAAGCACGAACATAATTTCTAGCTCCTTTGGCAAAATCACTATTGGAAATTGCTTCGCCTTGGGGTGTTTTTTCGTATTGGTTTGGATCTTTTGCAATACCCAAATCTTGACCAACACGCCTAACACCACGCATAAATTCATTAGGCATGTTCTTTACGGAATTTACAATTGAATTGCTACCGCCTTCATCAAAATGTTTTTTTCGTGCCATGATTTTTCCTTTACCAATTAGGATGTTTAACTTTTCCGCCAGCTTTAAATGGCGCAGGTTTTTTAAATTCTGTTTCCCATTCTTTCCTATGGGTGTCAGCTTTTGCTTTCTGACCCTTTTTCTCTTGATACTTTGCCTCTGATCTAGAAGATTCTGAAAGAAAACGACGGTCAATACGCTTACGTTGTTTTGTAGCCTCTTCCTTGTTACCAGACTCAATTGCCTTTTTCTCTAGCTTTAGTCTGCCTGATAACCTATTCTCCTCTTTTTTCTCTTTAGGCGGGAGCTTGTATTCCTCTTCGTGCTCTTCATGCACTTCGCCATGGCCACCATTAGCGTCTTCGTAATCCCAGTCGCTCTCATAATGGTGAGGGCTATACGCATCAGGTTTGATACGACCCCCACCAGCCTTCTTAGCCTTGCGCTGAACAGCGTATGCAATCGCCACCGCTTGACGCTGTGGCTTACCTGCATGCATTTCTGCCTCCACGTTGTGCGAAAAGGCTTTCTTAGATTTAGACTTTGTTAAAGGCATATTAGGCCTGACTTTCTTGCCATGACAAACGAGCAAATGCTGTTCCGTTTCCACCAATCTGGCTAACCGTCACATACAAAATATCAGGGCCATCAGGATATGTTCCTGCTTGGCTTGTTGGCACAGTATTTGACAGTCCACCACCCAAAGCAGAATTACCGAATGGAGCAACTGAAGTCAAGTCCAAAGTGGTCTGGCCTGCTGTGTTGGTAAAGAACGCCGCAATCGACTCGCCACCAGTAATAGTAGTTGCCGTATTGGTGTTTGTTGCCACTTGCACAATTGAAGTTGTGTTTGTGTTGTTTTGTGTTGGTGAAGCAAAAGAAGTAAATCCGCTTGTTCCACCGATTACACCATTCAGAATAAACTGAACCAAGTAACTTGTGGTGGTCAACATAGCAATCTCACGCATTTGCAATTGCAAGCGGTTGATAATTTCCTTAACACCCAATGTTCCAACAGTACCGTTATCAACAGAAGGAGCCACACGAATAGCCATGATTGGCACAGCAGTAGCACTAGATGTAGACACGGCTGAAGTCATACCGTAGTTGTAGATTGCAGACACGTCGTTTGTGAACCCACCGTCCATAACCACTGATGAACCCCAGTGCGATAACTGAGCCGCAGAATCAGCAGATGCGTACTCAACTGCAATAGGCGCAGTCGCTGAATAAGTGTAAGCAGTAGCTGAAGACCCACCAGTTGTACCACGTGTAATTCCAGTAAAACTAGTAGTGGTTAAACCCGTATAAGTGAAGTATTCAATTACACCAGATGTACCGTTACCGATAATACGTGCTGTACCGCCTGCAGGATTGAATCCTGATGTGCTCAATACATTAATCGTAGTATCTGTAGTTCCAATACTTGCTGTAATTGTTGTCAATGGCAATACAGTATTTTGTTCATAATGCGAAGGCAAGTTGCCTGAACGCATATAAGCTTGGTACTGTACGTTATTATTTTGGAAGCCATATACATAAATGATCTGACCACTTGTGGCACGGAATCCAAACCTTGCAACGCCTGCACCGTACCAAGAATAGTCCATGTAAAACATTTGTACTTTAGTCAGGTCTAGGTTATAGCCTGATGGATTGGAAGCAGAGTTTGACCCATCGCATACATCCCACCACTGTGATTGAGGAACTCTCGTCTCAACAACACGTGAAACCAATGCGTTGGCAATAGTTACACCTCTGTATTCAGGAGTTATATACAACTGTGTATCGCTAGTTATGGTTGTGACACGATGTGTTTGACCACGAATCGTAATATAGTCACCTACAACCAACTGAGTTGTAAATTGTGTGCTAGAACCAGTCACCAAAGAACTGTTTTGAGTTGCTGTTACAGTTCCAGTAATCTGGTTTACGCTATTGCGCAATACAGCATACAGAGTTTGACCATCAAATTGAAAGAAAATGCCGTTTTGACTATCAAAGAACCCAATCTTGTTGCTTGACCCATACCATGAATAAGGACTTATATGCGGTATTGATGGAACAGTACATGTTGCTGTAGTAGCACTTGGCGTTGATAACGCTGTATACGTAAATGTCAAAGCTGTAGGTACGCTAACAATTTTAAAAATACCGTTGTAAGCAGACTGGTCAAAACCCAAAACTTGGACATAAGTGTTAACTGTCAAATTATGTGGTGTCTTGCTTGTTACAGTTACTGTTGTTCCAGAAGATGTCAACGTAGTAAACGCAATCTGTGGCTTAAGGATTGTTCCAGTAGAAAACTGAATGCCTTTACCAGACTGGTAACGGAAATAACGACGAGTCTGGCGGAACAACTGCTGATTAGGCACTGAAGCACCCGCAGTAAAGTTAACAGACCCGTCATAGGCATGTGTGTCTACCCATCCAGAAGGACGAGCATACAAGTTTGTTTGACCCGCTGTATTAGCAATTGTTGTCGATGGTGTGCCGTTTATGTTGGTAAACGTAAATGTCGTAGCACTTGGAGTAGTTGCTACTGTTTGTGAGCCATTAATTTGAGTTGCTGTGGACGGACCAGTCGTACCAGTAATATAAATTGCTGAGTTGGCTGATAACCCATGTGGGAACGATGTCGTTACAGTAACTGTAGAACCAGAAAATGTAAATGCAGTAGTGCCAGTTAAAGCAATACCACAGTTTGAATAGGTATAGCCTTGGTAGCAATATGTTGTTGTAGCAGAATAGTTATTAACTGTAGTAACTGGGTTAGCAACCTGAACAGTAATAGATGTACCTGCGCTTACACCTGCAACCACATATGCCCAACCTTGAGCATTTGGGTCAATAGTGTCTTCAATAAAGAACGGCGTACCTGTTGCAACAGTGACATTTGAACTAAATGTAATTGTTAACTGATAATTGTTAGATAAGTTTCCAGTAATTGCTGATACTGGAAGTGCCGCATTGGCCAAATAATACAGCGATTGACGGTTGTTTTGCAGAGAAACCTGTTCCCATTTGGTCGGCTGTTGACCATACTCAAAGTCGGTATCAATCAACGATTGTGGAGTTGATACCCTAAGCTTATCCACAGCATCATACGCACCAGATCTTTGTGCTTGCTGAAGACGTAATTGGTTATCTGTGTTCGACGTGGGACCTGTATAGACTGATATTTCAGACATATTTCACCTATTAAAGTGGTGGGAGCCGAAGCCCCCACCGATTTTCACTTTTTAGCTCTTCCGCCGTGCTTTCTAACAAGCGGGGGATTTACAAAACCTCTACCTGCTCCAGCGCTTCTAGGAACAATCCTGGAAGCATCTTGATAGGCCAAGGTATCTCTATACCTCTGCTTAGCATCTGCAACGTCTTGAGGAGATACATCACGCATGTTTTGACCAGGTGCAAATTGCAACCCGCCATCCATGTGGTGCTGTACCTTACCACCTTTTTTAAAGGTGCCAGATTGCAAGCTGTTAGCCACGGGTTTGCTGACAAAGTGACGGGGCATTTTTACTGCTTTACCGTCATCGATAACATTACCCCCCGTGGCATAGTGCTTTTTTGAGGCATGTCCTCCGTGCTTAAAGCCACCAGCATTACCTTCTTTAACGCCACCAGTCTTGCCATTTTTCTTGCCGGCAGTTGATGTGTCAGCAGGACGGTCTTCCCAGTCTCCGCCTTCAACAGTACCTTGTTTTAAATGGCCTTCACGCTTTGACTTTTCAGTCGCCGCAGGAATTGCGCCACCAGTTGCTTTGTGATGCATACGACCGCCACGCTTAAAGCCACCAGCGTTGGTTTCTTTAATGCCCTTAGTGCCATGAGCTTTGTCTTTCTTGGCAGAGTGCATCTCAGTCTCTAAGTAGTCATGCTCATTACCCTCAATGGTACTGTGCATCTTGCTTTTGCCCACGTTTTTCTTTTCGTGAGTGTCAGAAGGAATAGCACCACCAGTTTTGTAACCGCCTGCCTTATCCTCTTTGATGTCACCAGTTCCGTGGTGCTTGTCGTGCTTAGAACCATCAACTACTTTGGTTTTTTCAAATTTCTTTGCATTACCTTTGATAGTTGTTTTGGTTTCATCGCGATCAATCGCTCCACCAGAAGCTTTATGATGTACTTTTCCACCTTTTTTGAGTCCATGATGTGCCTTTGAAGCTTTCTCGTGCTCGTGATGCTTTAGCTCTTTCTCAAGCTTATGAATCTCGTGCTCTTCGTGCGCAACTGCTCCACCCTTTTTAAAGTTAGGATTCATTGCCTTACGACGATGCGCCATAGAAGGCTTCTTAGGTGAATGACCGTGCTCAGCCTCATCATGATGCATGTGATGCATAGCCTTGTGGCCATGGTGCTCTTCATGCTCTTTATGAGCCTTGTGATGTACTTTCCCACCTTTTTTGAGTTTCAGTATTACTGAAGGCTCATCGGTCATCATTTTGACCATTGGTTTGAATTGACCCATGTTGATCTCCTATTAGGCTTGATCTGAGCCGAGCAAACCAGCGCGTGTAGCGTTGGGGCCGACTTGAATTGCAGTTAAACCCATGCTGAGCAACAAGCGCTTAGAACCGTCTGGTGTGCCAGAGATTGCGTAAGTACCGCGAACATCAGGAGTTACAGGTGTAGACACGCTAGATGGAACCAGGTTCATGCCAGAAGTAATTGTTGTACCGCTAGTAGCCACATATGTTCCAGCCAAGTAGTTAGCTTGGGTTGTTGACAGTTTACCAGTTGTGCCAGATAGATTGGTGAACCAGTAAGTTGTGTTCAATGAAACACCTGTCAATGTGCCTAGAGCACCAGTTAACTGCACTAATGTGCCGCTAGGAGGAGCATAAGCAACTGTAATCACACCAGGAGTTGCGGCTGTGAAGTTTGTAATTGCTTGTGTTGAGTAAGTAGTAGAACCACCACCCAAACCAGCAGTTACGCCAGATGTGTTATCAATCGTACCTGCGGCAAACTTTGCAGTAAGCACATAAGCAGGATCTGTAACCTTCGCAGGCAAGCCCATGATCTTAGTTGTATCTACAGACACAGCTACAGTAGTAGCGGCTGAGAATGCAACACTAGAGATCTGGAAGAAAGCCTTACGACCGTTTACAGTTGTTGACTGTGTTGTACCAGTCTGAATGATTTCAGACATTGGTTGGTTGTAATAATCGTAACCAGAAATAGTCACGTTAGATGCTGTAGGTGAACCTGATCCAACTGTTAGTGAAACAGCGCGTGGATAGTCCAACTGAATAACAATAGTACCGTCAGAACGAGTTACGCGAGTAGTACCAGCAGTGGCACTAGCGGCGGCAAGTGAAGTACCACTGTAAGTTGTTGCAACTGTTGGTGTTTGAGCGGCCAAAACTGCGGCAGTTGTCACAGTTGCTGGAGTCTCATCCAACAGATACACACGACCCATAGGGCCAAAACCCAAGTCCATTGGTGCTGGATCTTGGAACGCATTGTTTGGGTTTGTTCCTACAAAGCCCTGTGCTGGGCCTAGGAAAATATCATCGGAAAATTGAGGCATGATCTTTACTCCCTGAAAAGTTTGATCAGATTAGAAAAAAGGGCTGGCTTTTTACACCAGCCCTGTTTGGTTATACGCCAGGTGTACCGTACGCACAACGTGGGTCTGTGTACCCAATGTCGTAACGCTCAGTAGCCTTGTAGCGCATAGAGTCAGTCTCGAAATCACCTTCCATGGTTTTCTCAAGATGACGACGCATTAACAGCTTGAAGCCTTCTGGAGCGTCTGTCTGTACCCACCATGCGGTAGATGAAGTCAAACGACTCAGAACTGCGGCACCCTCGTCAAGCAAGCCAATAGACTTGATTGGGTTGATGTCGTTGTTTGCGTTACCTGTACGGAGTACAGATTTCAACAAAACTTCAGCTTGGAAAATGTTACCAGGAGCCACAACCAATTGGCGTGGAACCAAGCGGATACGCTTACCGTTGTTATCAACAGCTTGACGAATCTGGATCAACATTTGCTCTAAAGAAGTCTGTGACAACACTGCGGCTGTAGACAACTGGTTAGAGAATGTACCGTTCACGATTGGGTGAGCAGTATTGATCAAAGAAACGCCATCACCACCTGGATAAGAGGAGTTGAAAGCTGTGTTTAACACATTCGCCGCTAACAGTTCTTTAGTCTCAACTAAAGATTGTGCTAGGTGACGCGCATACACTTGACCGATACGAATGTGGTCGCCATCTTCTACGAGCACTTTGGTCAAAGCGAAGGCAAGGCCATACACTTTGTACACATAACGCTTGAGGAAGAGAACACCACCCTGTTGATACGTAACTGGCGTACCGTCAGGTAATTGTGGTGCGGCGCCAAATCCATAAAGGACAGGCTCTTCGTGATAGTTACGGGGGATGCCGTCTTCTTCGCGGAACACACGGCTCCACTCGTCGGCACGTTGATCATAGACTCCATCGAAACACTCGTTAAGAATTGGCTCAACGATTGATCTAAAGTCCGTACTTCGCATTGGTGCGGCCATAATTTACTCCTTATACGACAGCAGTTGTTGCCGCATTAAATTGTGTATATGACAAGGTAACACGAACAATCGTGTAGCTGTCACCCCAAGCGTTGTCCACATATGGTGCAAGATCAACAACGCGCATTTGTCCTTGAGCGGCATTAGACTGAGCAGAAGCTGAGGCTAATGTGCATTGTGACAGACCAGTGGTTGTAGAACCATTGGTAATGTTGCTGAAGTTGTACTCGCCACCAATTGCGGTTTGCGCCATAGATCCGTCGGCTTGAATTTCATAAACGATGTTAGGGTCGTTGTAGAAGTAAGCTACGCATGAACCAGTTTGGAATGCTGTAGAAGCAGGCCAGTAGTTGGATACGCGACGACGTCCTGTTGTGTCCGTGAACTCAACACCAGCGAACGCACCAGTGACTTGATAGCCAGAGGAAGCGGCACTGTTGCCAGGTGTAGCGGCAGGTATGATAGTACCGTTAGTAGCACCAGTTGAACCAACTGTAGCGGCTACGGCATAAACGATTGGTTGACCTTTAAGAATGTTAACGGCCAATCCAGAGGTAATTCCGTTAGCTAGCGCCTGTGCGCGGTCCAAACCAGAGGGGTGGAACGCAGGACGCAAGCCGAACGGAGCAGAGGTTGAACTCATAAATACTCCTTAGTTAACCCGAAAATACGGGCGTTTTGCTTGGTTGATTAACAACACTACCAATTCCTTCGCCTTCAACATTCACAAGCGACTTGCCGTTGCTATCTCTTTGCCCTTGGAGACTTTCCAATTGAACACGGATCTTGTCCGCTTCTTCACGAGGCTTTTCATGATGTTGATACAACATGACCTCTTGGTAAATATCCATCGGCAATTTAAACAGCAACATCTCGTTGCACGAAATATACCCAATATTCTCACCTGATTTAACACGGTAATCTTCATAACCTGGTAACTCTTCAGACTTAACTGGTACGTACCCTAGGCGAATCCGCTTATCGATTGAATCGTAAGTATTGGTTGTCGAAAGCCAGCAAAGGTGCCACCCATCCATGTTGGGCAGTTTTGGCAATGCTGATTGCGTCCACTCCTCGCTCCACATACGTTTACGTTCCTGCGTAGAAATGAACTTTTCTTCTGGTGCCTGGTGACTTGCTTCCCCGTTAGAACGGTCTTCGCGCGAGCCAGACTTCAAAGATTTTTTAAGACGTGATTCCATAATATGTTTCTCCAAGTATTAATTGCGGTTCTGACGGTCGTACTTCATGAAGCTTTCGACCATTGCTTTTTTGCGAACTGGGTTATCCCAAGCCCCTGCTTCTTTCATTGCCTTAACCCTCTCAGGTGAAAGCACGAACTGGGATGTATTTCTACCCCCATATGCCGCAGATGCTTCTCGTCCAGAACTTCCCACAACATTCCTCGGTTTACGTACAACAGAATCATTGTCCGTTGATGCATTGTAACGATGTGGCAGTGATTTTTGCAAGCGACTATCTAATTCTTCCCAATAATCTTTATCGGATGGGTCCCAACCCTCTACAACCATAGCTTCATCATGCTTCTTAGCAATCATTGAATCGCGGTCTGTAGCGTTCGGGTTATACCAATTATTACGTCGCATCCACTCTGCCGCATTGCGCTGAACCGCTGGATCGGGCGGTACAAAGTCATCGTTTTTATCTCTCTGGCGTGGCGTCTCTGCCATTTGTTGCCTGTAATGACTTAACTGCGCAATCTCTTGCTTAGCGCTGGTAAAAAGCTCTTGAGCCTCAACCATTGCCTGCCCGTCATTGGAGCTTACAGCCTCCGCCAGCTTCATTTTTGCGTATTCCAAGCGTACTTGGCTGTCTTCGATGCTTTTGTCAATCCGCAACACATCATTTTGACGGGTGCGGTCTTCAACACTAGCCAAACGACGCTTGAACTCTTCGTTTTCACGTTGTAACTGTTGTAAACGAAGGTCTTTCTCCTCATTCGTCTTGCGAATTAGGTCTTTTTTGGCTCTTCTGCGGTTTCTTTTTGCAGAACGTAAAGCCTCGTCATCATCTGGGTGGTCTTGATCATCCTTATCTACCTCTCCACCCTGCTCCTTGTGCGATTCAATCGCGCTTGGCTGTTCATTTTCATCATCAATGTGCATATCTGCGGGTATATCTACCACCGCAGAGCCATCTTTCTCTTCCAAAATGTCCAGTTCTGCTGAATCTTTTGTATCAGTTGCCATGATTGTGTCCTTTTATACGTAAACTTTGAACGATAGCGGGTCATCTGTGACCGCCGCAATCAGTTCATGGTCGTTGAGTGTCATGAATAGCACTGGGTCTGGGTATTCTTCGTTAACCTCGCCAGGAACTAATCGCTCCCAACGATCTCCACCCCACCTAGGCACCCGAACATAGTCACCAATCTCAGCCCATGAGCCTTCGACCCAGGGTTGCATAGTGTCTTTGTTCTTAAACGCCAATGGACCAATCGCCACGATCTTACCGATCATGTTGTTCCACTTTTCGTTTTCTTTGGTTTCATCAACAATGATGATGCGGCCACGTTTCTTTTTAATTCGACGCAGTTGCACAATCACTCGACCACCGTATGGACGTTGTCCAGGGTTTACGTCTGGGAATGCCCATGCCAGTTCAACTGGATCAGGCACACCCTCATTCCCGCCAATCGTTTGGATCGGGTCTTTTACTTCATCACTCATACTAACTCCTAAAAATCACCATATTTCAGGTGCATCATTGAAGCGCTTTTCAGCGCGGCCTCAGTCCTTTAGGGGGACTTATTCTTGATTTCGTTCTTCGTCTAACATTCGGTTTATTTGATCAAGGACGTATTGCAATCCCTGATTCTCGCCAACCATGCGTTGATACGACTCCCACGTGCTGGCATTACCTTGCGCAAGAGACGTTCCGATTTCAGCCTGGTGCAGTTTGATCACATGGATCAAGGATGAAATCATTTCTTTTTAGCTTGTGATAAACCACCTTGGGGTTTCTTACCGCCAGCCATGCTTTGGCCGTTGATAGGCGCACCCTGGGCTAGACGTTTGTGTAGTGGCACGTTAATGCTTTTTTGTTCTTGATCACTGGCCATTTGAGCCTCCTTGTTGTTGTGGCGCTTGCGCCGTTGGTGCCGCGGTTGCGGCGGGTGGTGGCGCAATTGGTTGCACCATGTTTGATATAGCCTCGTGAGTCAGTTTAGCATTCTCAATGTCAATCTTTGTTTGATTTTCCATTTGTGCCTTCTGAGCTTCCATAGCCATCTTGGCTTGGTCAATAGCCTGCTTAGCCTTGTCAGCCGCGGACTTGCGTTGTGTCTCAGCCATGCTTGTGTCTTTAACGACTTGCGCATCAGGTGGTAACTGCTGTTGCTGATTCTGTATACGTTGTTGAGCTTGTTGAATCAATTTCTGGAACGATGGCATAAACTGCTCAAACACTTCTTGAGCATCTAAATTGATATGGCCACCAACAGTTGTGTACAACTTATCTAACGTAGACGTCATCCTTGGATCGTCATAATTCTCAACAGGCTTACCCTTGTTAGCTTGAGCCACATAGCCATTGGATCTGTTCAAGTACCAAAGAGTCATGTGTTGCTTTATGTGCTCAATCAAATGGTTTAGATAGTTTGGATCAGCAAATGGAGACTGACCAAAGTAAGGATTTAGTCCAAACTGTAAGTGATCTTGAATATGCGCAATATGGTCTTGCTGTATATAGGCATAAGCAGGTTGGCCCAATATCATTGCCGCATTTTCGTCCGCACTTGTGCGCTGTTCTGGCGCTGGAGTATCTTTCATCAACTCATTGATGTCTGGCACCTTCATTTGTTTCAAGAATCTGGACAACACTTTGTTCATATTAAACTCATCTGGATGCTTTTCAGCAAGTGCCAGTACAGCCTGGTTTTGAGCCATGCGCTGAGTTTCAGAGAATATGTGCGGGTCAGAGACTGGAACTACGTCCGTGTTACGTGCAAAGTCTTCACGGTTAATCTCTAGGTCAGCAACAACCTCAGACTTGCGCATTTCGTCAAAATGCCAACGGTTGAGCCTGCAAAGTATTTTCAGTACACGGCCTTGGCTTTCATGCAGTCGTGCATGGATAGCGCTGAACACCGCGGCGCCTTGCTCAATCAAAGCTTGGGTGGTGCCTACAGGCGCGTTTTGGTTGATGTCAGCGATCTTTTCTTCGCTGGTGCTCACTACCCCCTTAGCCGCTGTGTCAAGCCAGCCTAGAAGCTGAAATAGGACCTGGCTAGGTGGGTTAAAAGGCATGGGCATGGCGATTTGGCGGATGTCCTGGACACCAGGTGCGCCTTCAATCTCAACAATCTGTGTAACTTCTACTTGTTGGGACTGTCCGCTGATTTTTGCTCCTTTGAGCTTGAGCATGGTAGCAGAATTGTTGATATGAGCACTATCCAACAATGCACGAAGAGACCCAGTAAGAGCGGCAGAAAGACCGCCGATAAGATGAGGTAAACCGATTGCATACGCTCCCCTCCATGGTATGAACTTAAACTCAACGATCCAATCCAACTTGGTCATTGTCTCGTCTTGCTCTTCCCAGTTACGGTACAAACCAACAACTTGATGACTCAACTCGTCCACCATCATGATGTACGGAGCCATCTTGCCTTTGCTGTACTTGTCATCTTCTAGTTCTAAATACGTGTAGATGTGATAAACCTTACGCAGTCCATCTTCATTGTCTTCGTACTTCTTACCTTCAATTTTGTTGTTAGCCTTCTGTACTTTAGTCGACTCAATCTCTTGGGTAGCCTTTGAGAACTCAATGTCACGGTACATACCGCTCTCTACCCTGCGATTGAACTCCCAGTGAGTTATCTCATGCATCTCAGCCGCGCGCTGAGCCGTGTAGAAGTTTGATGCCGCAAAGGGCAGTATGACTCGGTCAATCGGTAAGAACTCCACGCAAGGGCGCTTCTTTTCCTCGTCAAACCATAACTTAAAGTATTGTGAGCCACCTAATGGCAACTGAGTCAGTAACTGCTCTTGCTCATCTCTGAACTCTTCAATCTGCTCGGTAATTTGCCAATTTAGGTAATCGCGTTTGCGCTCAGCGCGTTCGCCCTTAATCTCATCCATCTTGCCGATAATCTTAGTCCGTACGGGACCGTCAGGAGGAAACATCTCTTTAATGGCACGTGCCGCAAAGTCCACACACCCTTCAGCCATAGCGGGATGAACGACCTTAGAAGCACCCATAAAGGTAGCACCTCCAGGGGCATCATTGCCCATACCAGTGCGCCTAATACCTTCTTCATACTGTTTGTCTCGTAAATCACGTGCTTCTTTATCTTTCTGTAATAGGTCTATGTATCTTGAAGCTAGCGTGTTTAACTCAAACTCTTCATGATCTTCTGCCATGTTGGAATAAAAGTCAGGATTGACCTCAGGACCATCTTCGGCAGTATTAACTATTGCACTACCATCAGGCATCTCTTCAATGTCAAGATCTTCTTGGGGCAGGTCTACTAAAGCACTGCCGTCTTCGTTTTCGGTATATTCTGGTTCTTGAGCCATTATTTAGCCTTTTTAGGTTTGCGCATCAATTGTAGTTTCATTGTGTCAAGATTTGTGGTTTCTTTAACTTTGCCGCCCTTTTTCATTCCCATGCGCTCTTTTCCAGTTAAAACCATATCTCTAGCTGTTTCAGGTGTGACCCCCAAACGCTTGGCAGTCAATCCAATTTGCTTGGCAATCAATTCAAGCTTGGGCGCTCCGATAGGGGTTGTTACACCAGTTTGTGGGGAGAATGCGCCCCATGCGCGAGCTTGTGCAGGTACTGACTCTAATCCAAGCTTAGCCGCAATGTTATGTTGCCACCAAGGTGCAAGTTGACTCATCTCTGGTGTGCTCACACTTGCCCCAGGAACAACTTCTACACCTTTAATAGTCTTTGGGTTACGTGTATCAGCCAACCCAACTGCACGACTCCAGTGCGCATCACCTACTGGTGTACGCGTCTGAAATCCTGTTGCAGGCACTCCAGATGCCTCAATGTACATTGGTACTTTGGGGCTCTCCATAGTAACTGATCCATGCGTTAAGAAGTTTTTCATGGGCAAAGCATGTGCCGTCTTATGTGCCAAATGACCTGGGACATCTCCAAAATCCGCTGATCTATTTGGATCACGCTTTCCTCCATGCTTAACAAACTCATCAAATCTACCTTGATTTTGTAAATAATAAGCTAATGAACCGCGTGGTATCTCAGTATTTACTTCGCTGGATGATGATGCCATACCCATCAATGCATTCATCTTTTTGTACTCTTCAGTTGCCTTTTGCAAACCAAGCAGTTTAACCATGTGATCAAACATTGGATCCATGTAATACCAAGGATCCATGCCATGTACTAGACCTTGATGCTTACCAGCCTCTGACATCACATCTAACAAGCGTTGTTCATTGCGCTTATTCATCACGCCTTCAGTTGCCTCTGATCCTCTAGGGTTAGCCGCGGCTCCTGGCAACATCCCCAAATGTGGCATGCCTTGACGTCCATGTGATTGCTGATACATGTCAGCACGGGTAACCCCAAACAATTGTTTAAGTAATGGATCTTCAGGAGCAACTCTAGATGCGGCCAAAGCGGCGATTTCTTTGGGATCACCATAGATGCCTGGGTATGCCATACGCTGTGCATTCTTTACCGTTTGTCTTTTCTTACTTACACTTCCTTTAGATGAATAGTGATCTACCCCACCGCCTTCAGCCATCTGTTTTGGAGGTGTCATAGCATTCATTGCCTGACCCTGCGGTGTCATCTGCAAGATGTTGCTAGGTTGCTGTTGTCCAGGGCTCGATTGTCCAGCACTCAAAGGGGAGGGCGCTCCTTGACCAGCAGGTTGTTGCATCTGTGGCATCATCTGTTGTCCAGGCTGTTGGGTATTCATATCAATACCACCAATTGGCAACTGCTGATTGTTCATGCTCACCCCACCAGGGGACATGGCATTACCATGGTCAGGGTTTACATAAGCCTTTACGCCCATGCTAGGAGCTTCCTCTGCACCAATGTTTTGTAAGTCTGTGTACGGGAACTTTCCGTTAGACATTAGCGCCATGCGCATGTGGTTTACTGATGGTTGCACGTTGCCTCCTTCGGCTTTGTGTTGTACGCGTGTTTTTAACCACTCTTGGAATGGCATGATTTGTTCTAAAGGCAATCGAGACATCTGCTTTTCGTACTCGTCATTAATCTTAACTCTTGCCTCAATTTCTGATTTTACTTGGTTAAAGCGGGCTCTGTGTTGTTCTGGTATTCCACCACCTTCAGCATACAGAGGCAGTCCATTAGTCAGTACGTCTTTACGCATGTCTTCTGTGATGGGGAAGTGATGCAATTGTGTTGTTGGTGCTGGCTTTGCTGTTTGCCCCGGCAAGGTTAAATTGTTTGGATTGTTTGCTGAAGGTTTTTTAATTGTGTGGCCATTCAACTCTGTCTTCACGCCGTACTTCTTGCCGATGCTGTTCAGGATGTTGGGAACCTTCTTGTCGTAGAAGCCTTTCATCCCTTCGCCGCCAATGTTTAGATCTTCACCCTCCAAGAAGTGATGATCACCAACCTTTGGTGCCGCAAGCAAGCGCTGTGCCGCCTCTTTGCCAATCAATTCGGCCACTCGATCTGGGTTGGCATCTTTTTCATTGACCACGGTTTCGCGGTTGGGCTTGAATGCCTGAAAGCGCTTTTCACCAGGATGATATGAAACCATTCCAATGTGCTTGGCCAACCCATAGCGATCAGCCTGCTCCGCACCTGGCGTCACCACGATGCCGTGATAGCCCTTCTCTGCCGCATGATGGATCAGACGCTTGAGCGCCATCTCTTCCCAGTTCTTTTTGAATGGGGCATCTGGTACGCCATTTATGTTTTTAGATTCTTCTTTGTCAAGTGTTTGTTTTAATTCTTGGTAATTATTACCAATTTCTTTTTGACGTGCTAATAAAGGTGCTTTTTCTGCATCTGTTTTAGCATGGAAAATTTGTAATGTTAAATCTTGAAATTCTTTTGATTCATCATTGATTTGTTTGTTTATACTTGCAATTTTTGCAGAATTATCACTTTCTTTGTACCCATTCTCACGCCCCTTTTGATGCCAGTCTGACTGCAACTCTTCTAGGTGTAGTAGCTTCTCACCGTTGGGGCCTTTGCGGTCTTTGAGGCGCATGCTGGCAAGGATATCAGGCTCACCACCGAAGTGGCTTCCGACGCCTTTAAATCCTTCCATTCCCTCTGGAGCCTTGATCAACATCTCACGGTAGTTCTCGCCACCAGGTAGTGTCAATCCTCTATGATGAGAAGTGTCTTCATCAACCACTTTATCAATTCTCATCTGCTCTTCATGATTCAACTTTCCATAAGGCACACCATAATAATCCTCGGCTATCTCATTGGCTTTTTGAAAGAACTCTGAATCACTTATCTTTCCCAATACCTTCTCATGGATTGCTGGCGCAGGATTCTTACTTGCCAATTCTGCAACCATTGATCTAGGGATAGATTTAGCACCCTTGACACTTGTCGTCTCAAAGTACGGCTCGACGATCTCGGTGCGACCTTTATTGTCTGGATTTTTAAGCTTGACAGTACGCTCACGAGGAATCAATGGAGCACCAATAGCTTGATCCATCCTTCTGTCAATTAACTCTTGTGGCTTTACACCCAACTTCAATAAGTGGTTGACCACCTGCTCTGGGCTTGCCTTCTCTGGCAGAGATGCCAACGCACGGTCAAGCGCCGAGTGGAACGGTTTACCTTTTCCAACGAGTTCGGTCATAGTGGTCTTTCTTCTATATCAAGATGGTGGGCGTGGGTGACTTGTCCACCCTCAGATAATTTATAGTTCTTACGGCTACCAAATTTAGGAGCTTTAGCCAATACCAATGGACCAATCTGTAGAACCTTCTCAGCACTCTCAACAGGCTGACGCGAGTCTTGGCGACCGTAAAAGTAATCCCTTCGGCGTGGATCATACCCAATTTGAGCCCAGTCAGAGTGTTTCAGATACTTCTGCATTTGCTTAACCGCGTCTTGATCACTGGTCGGCAACCACATCCCCTTAATCCGTGCAAACGGTGACTTGCTCTTCTCCCCCGTTGCTACATCCTGCGCTTTCTTATCTCCTCCATGAAACACAGCGTTCTCAACCGCGGATACTGGACCATATGCTACGCCACCATTGTCTTCATCATGTATTGAGTTGACCCAGACACCATGCTCGCTGTACGCAGGTATGTCTAGTCTCAGTCCTACATTACGCCCAGCCTCCCATTTGTCCGCGCCCCTCCACTTACCACGCTTAGCTTCATGTAAAGCCATCAATGCTTCCTCATCTGTAGCAGGACGTGGTACAGCCGTATAAGGAGTAACTGGCTTGAGCTTGTTTAGTATCTTGTCGTACTGAGCACGGGTAATATTCCCAGACAGTAACGCCTTCACCGCCATCTCTAGTTCTGGTATGCGGTCATCACGCTTATGTTGTATGTTAAACATTTGCGGAGTTGATCCACCCTTTGCAAAATGCTTTGGATCAACTGTATATATTTGGTCAGGCGTGTATCCATGCATGTCTGATACTCGGTGTATCTCAGTCGGCACTTCATCTTGCTCGTGGGCTACGAACACCCTGTGACCGTTGCTCATCTTCCTCATAGCATCTAGGTCGCTCTCTACTGGTCTTCCATGCTTACGGAGAAGGGATACGATTCCACCCTTGGCTTTATTAATGTCTGGGTCATTCACATCATATGTCCCACGGTTACCAATGGCTGACTTGATGCGGCTAGGATCGTAAACGCCTAGGTTTTTGGTTCCGCGCTCTCTAATGTAAAACGAATCATGCCCCATGTCTTGTATCGCTTGTTGTACGTAAGGGTTCTCAAACAATGGCCAATTGTTCTCATCTTTATGCGACTCATGGATTCTCTCCTTCATCCGCGTCTCAGCAAGAGTCTTCTCGCTGGCTGTGTCGTGTGGCCCGTGCGCATATAACTCAGACTCAGGGTTGTAATAAATGTCGTGATATGTCTTCCACAAATTCTCACGATGCTTTGGCTTATCAAAGTCAAATGGATTCCTCACCTGCACATGCACTGGATACGTTGTAGGAGCTTGCCCAGTGTCGGTGTACCCCTCTACCGAGAAGTGGCGAGTAAACTTTGGATCGGGCGATAGGAATATTGCGTTGCGCTCATCTCTGTAATCGCTTGACGGATCATCTGGATAGTTCTCATCAGCAATTTGCTTTCTAGTCTTGAACTCAACAATGTTTGGTTCTTTAGATCCATGATAGAAACGACGCTTGTCTTTGCTTGGCTCCATAAACTTTTTACGGTTAGCCCTGCGCTCTTGCTTAGACAGCCCACCCTTGTTCATTAACTCTAGGCGCATTTGATCAATAGATACGTTGCCACCTTTGGACTTGGTGATGTCAGACCGCGTGGTGTCATATGTCCCACGGTTGCCTATTGCAGATTTTATTTTAGTTGGGTCAAACATCACAACCTCTTTTGATCGCGGGTTATAAATACTGTCATAACCTTCGGCCTGTACAGCATCTGCCCATTCTTTTGGCATCATGTAGGGAAAGTTACCACTTCCTCCAGCAAATGCATTACGCGCCCAATCATCCATCTCTTGACTATCTAAAACCAGCGGAGTACGAGACTGAACATGCACAGGCATGACATTGGTGCCATGCTTGAATAAGTCGTCGCCGCGGCCTGATATGTTATGCATTGCAGGCTGTCTTTCAGCCACCATGGACAACCAAATACCATGCCCACTCTTTTTAATGTCGTCGCCACCTGGCTTAAACTTCTTAAAATTCTTGGGCGTTGCGTGATACAGCACTTCCTTGATCTGACTAGGAGATAACAGCTTTTGCCTGTTCTCTTCTTTTTCTTCAGATGTCATGTTGCGTATAGCCTTTAAATCTTTACGCATCTGTGCAGTGGTGGGCTTTTTGTTCATATCTCAATTATGCCTATACCCCAGTTCGAAGTCTATGGGGCGCGATTGAATCGCGTTTATGATGCATACGGATTACCACGCTGTCTCTTATTAAAGTCTTCAGCATCAATGTAATCCTCTGGATCGTAATCCTCCCTTGGTGGTGGGTCAATGCTAATCCAGCCTGCATCCCTCAAGTACCTCAAGCCCTGGCTGATACAGTCTACGAACTCATCGTGCGCCGTCTCAGGGAAAGAACAGATCTGGCTGACCATGCCCTCAGCCCAATCGCGGACATACCCCTTGCGCTTGCTGTGCTCTGGCACCCACACTCGACCTGCTCGGATAATGTTGGCCACAATCGACAGCCTTTGAGTTTTATCCGCCCGTCCTGGGTTATATCCAATCACTGGCAGGTGAGCCCGCTGTAAGTCTTGGATGAGCGAGATACCCGCCGCCTTATCCTCCACCAAGAGCAAGTCTACTCGTTTCTTTTCCCGTCCTTCGCCATACACCACCTCATACTCATCGATGATCTTGGGGCGCAGGTCAGGGTACTGGAGCTTGTCTTGCCAGCAGTCAGCAATCATCACGCACATACCGCCATCTAAAGGTTTGAACACCGCCAGAGTGATTGACCCAGTAGGATCGTTCTCCTTGCCATCTTTATAGCCACAGTCGTAAGATTGGATGATGTACTCAAACTTAGGAAACGGCTTACCGTCTGGCCAGAGCCTAAACCAATCGCGCTTGACGATGCCACCCTCTTCTGGGTCGATGATCTCTGCGTGGATCTCCTGCCGGCCGAGGTTGGTGCCCTCGTACTGAAGAATCTGCTTCTGGAACGATGGGGCCAAGTTCTTGATGTTGCTGTACGTACTGGCGCGTGTGATCACCACATCGTCGCTTTCTCTGGCAATCAGATCCAGCACAACGTCTTTAGGCTTTGGTGTTGTCGAGCAGATCAGCTTGGTTCTTTGTCCCAGTCGTATGCCGAACTGGATCATGTCCCAGGAGTCTTGCAAGTACTCCCAGGCCGCCAACTCGTCCAACCACCCCCCGTGGAATTGTGGCCCACGGAACCGCTCAGGCTCGGACGCTGGAATACCCTTTATGAACGATCCATTGATTAGATGTATCTCATGCAAGCTAGAGTTGTACTTTGCCACCAGCGCCGTCGGTATAACCTTTAGCAGTCCTGAGTCACCCTCAAAGCAGGTGCCCTTCAAGTCACCACTAGTTGGGGCAGATACCAGCCACCGTGTACCAGGTTGTTCCCACGCCCAGTTAGCTAGAGTCTCCGCCGCCGCTCTCGTCTTGCCCGCTCCACGACCAGCCAGCATCAACCAGATGTTCCACCAATCCCCAGGCGGTTCAATCTGGTGTTTATGAGCCTCTATATGTAACCACCTCAGTTGCCAATTAATGACAGCCTGCTCGATTAGATTCTTTTTCGCGAACTCTTGCTGGATCTTAGGATCATCCAGAATGTCTTCTAGTACGCTCATTCGGCGCTCTGGCGCTTCATTTTGATATTCTTGAGCAACTCGCCGAACACGTCTATATTGTGCTCAATTACAACGGGGCTCGTGTCACTACCTGAGTGCTCCATCCTTGCCAGCTTGGGAATGTGATACTCAACCACCGACTGGAACATATCAAACGCCTTTGCTGGGTTCGGTTGCACCACGAACATACCCTCATCATCCTTCACACCCTCTGCTACTGCATCGAGCCACGAGGTGAGCCTGTGAGCGTTTCCATCAACAAATGATGCTATGGCCTGTCTAGCGTCCGCTGTGGCCTTGTTGGGACTACCCATAGGCCTTCCAGCACCCTTTTTAGGAGCATTCATAATCTGCCCCCAATAAATTTAAATTGTTTATTTCTTTGTTAGTGTGTACTAACATGTATTTTGATGTGGTCATATTTCAGTCCTTTCGCACATTCATTTCAGTGCTTACAAGTCTGAGTTTAACAAACTCTTGATTATGTTGTCTAGTTTGTTGTTTACGATTATTGTTTCTTTCTTTCCTTCTATGAGCGCGAGGATCCAGATTTTGTGTTCTTTTTGGTAGTTTAGGCTAGAGTGATCGTATCCCATCATTAATGATTGGAGTTGTTGTAGTCTATCCAGTTCACTCAAAGCTAACGCCCATTACTCGTGTCTCCATTGTCTTGTTTGCGCGGCGCAGGGCTTTGTTCTCTTCCTTCAGCCGTTCTATCTCCGACTTCATGTGATTGATTCTGCTAGATGCCTGGTCTATCCACTCTTTGACCTCCACAGGCATCCTAAACTCTTCCCTTGAGTGCGATTCAATCGCAGTCTTCTTAGCCTTTTTAGCTAAGGGTAGGGGAGTGTTCTTTGTTACTTTCTTAATTGTCTTCTTTGCTGTCACCATTGTTTTACTCCTTATATTTCTTCTACTGTAATCTTGTACTTCTTACCCATGTATTCGGCTTCAATAGTTTTCTTTGTACTCATCAGATAACCGTCTTCGGGATGCAAATCAGATCTTACGCGGCCAGTCGTCACTTCACCGCCCGTGTCGCCTGGGAGTCCAAGCTTAATCATCTCTGCAATGTAATCGCAATAAGCAATTGGTGATGGCTTAAACGGCGCTTGTCCAAAGAATTGATGTACTAGCGTATCCATTGTTCGAAATTCGTTCATATTGTGCTCCAAATTAATCCTGACTCGTTGTCAGTAAGGTTAGTATAACAAAATATTAAAGGATTTCACATTTCTTCTGAAAATAATGCAATAAATATAAAAGCAACAAAAAGTGTTACAAACAATCCTATCGTAAGTAATAGCATAATCCACATTAAATTTACCAACATTGTCATCCCCTAAAAGTCAAATTCCAGTTGCCTGCTCTGTACTGGGCTGTTTATCCACCAACTGATCCTCAACCGCATTGCCTTGACGTCCCTATGACTAAACCATGGGACATTTCCCTTTTTATGCGTGTGGTGCTCATATTCGCGTCGTTCCATGGCCTCGATAAACACATCTGGATCTATCCCTATCATTGCCGAATAATTCTTGAACATTGAGTTATCGCCGTAAAAGAACCCCAAAGCCGCGACAGCATGAGCATTCAAATTACATCGGTGCTTTAGCTCCTCGCTGGAGGGAACCTGGCATATGTCTTCTATTGCCTTCGCAATGACGGCGGCAAGTAAGTGCAACTCTCTTTGAGTCTGCTCTTCTATCCCATCATTGGTGCTCAGCAAGTCAATCACGGCCGTTTCTTTCCTTTAGTAAAGACTCAGCCCAACCAGCCCCCAAAGAGAAAAAGTTCTCTTTCGTTAAATCGGGCAATTTATCCGAATACTCTTTTGATGCGTTCTGTATTTCTTTGTCTGATATTCCATTCCAGGGCTCCAAAAAATCAACCATTGAATATATACAAGACAGGCAAGTTGGACAGAAAGCCATAGGAAGCATCCCAAAATCTCCAACTACGCCACCCTCATCGTCCGAAAACTCGCACGAACAAGCCGTACACGTGTGAATTGCTTCATCTTCTAATTTGTTGTCATGCACAATTTTTCTCCTTAATCTTAGCCTCGATAGCCTTCGCAAACTTTTTCTCGTCTAGCGTCAGATCCCAACTTTTGTTGTCCACGCACTTGTGCTTGATCTCTTCTATCTCCCGCTCCAACAATCCAATCCATGCTTTTGCTGTATAGATCTTAAATTTATTTTCTTTTTCCAACATATACTTTACAGTCTCTTGTTTAATCTTTGATTCCATTTCTATCCTAGTGAACTCTTCGTCTTCTGGTGTCATGGTTACTGCCTCTGTGTTGGTATACGGTTGCGGATAGCGTCACCCAACTTCTCGATGTCCACGCATTCGTCGGCCAGCTTGGCGCACTCTTCACGCTCGATCATGATGGCGCGCTTGGTTGTCTCAATGGCCACGGTCATGATCTCAGCCTGGGCTATGGCTAGCGCCTCATCAAACTCTTGTTGCGTAAAAAATTTAACCGCGCCAGACGTTCCGAGCAGTTGTTTTGCCAGATCGCTTACTTCTTTAGTCATCTTTCTGTTCCTTAGGTGGTTGAACTGGCCAATTGGCTTCCTGCGCTTCTTTAAACTTCTTTTGGTACTCTGGCAATTCGGACGGAGGAATCCATCCTTGTGCTCGCCATTTATCAATTAATGATTGTTCTTCAGTCATATATTCTCCACAAAAAAGGGGCATAAAGCCCCAGTTTAAATGATTATTTCTTTGGAGATACGCGTATGTCAGCGCGTGATTCTTTGCGGAACTTGTTGAGTGTCTCTTCGCTGATTCCGTACTCAACACACAAGGCGGCGTAATCAACTGTACCCTTAACCTCAATAAGAGCAACTGTTACTGAGTGCAACTCACCAGCGTGTGTGCCGACGTCATACTTGTTAGCAATAGATGCCTTCATTTCTTTGACTTTGTCAGCCAAAGCTTTAGCTTGTTGATCGAGCACATAAAGCGCGTCGATGTCGTTTGTCAAAGATACTAATGTTGCTTCTGTCTGGATTGTTGTTGCTACTGTCATGATGATTTCCTTTAAGTTAAACCTGCTTCGTTTGCAGTGATGCTAGTATAACAAAAAATTAAAGGATTGAACATCTTTTTAAACTATTTTCAACTATTTTTCTAAGGAAAACCCTAATAAAACGCGATTGAATCGCGCTAATGTAAACCTTTGTTTTCAATTATTAATTAGAGATGCTATTCCTCTTTCGATGGTTATGTTTAAAGCATCGATTTCATCCATCTTGGCTATCGCCCAGGCTCTTTTCTCCCCGTGCCATCCCATCTTAGCCCCCTGGTGGCAACTTTTACATAGAGCTACCACTGTGTACTGACGGTGTTGTTTGACGTGGTGGGCGTCGCTTGGACCCTGTTGGTCGCATACGGAGCAGGGCAAGAGCTTGACTAGCCCTACCCAAGCTTTTTGTTTAGGTGTCAGAATGTTGTTCATAGGTCAATAATTTGGCTTGTAAATTCAGCCAACTCTTTCGCAACAAGTGTTTCCAACAAGTCCATTGGTACTTCAGATGTCTTGAGCTTTATTGCCCGAAACGGAAACTCGTAAGGGAACACCTCCAAGAATTCGTTCACGCCATCGCCGGTTCTGAGCAATTGAAAGTCTGTGTTGTTTGCAGTGACCCAAAACACACCGTTTTTTCTTTCAACAATTTTGAGTTTTATTGGTTTCATGACACTGCTCTATCCATGACGCGGTTAGACGCTTCCAGAGAACGCCAGACCTCAACTCTCGCCTGTGCTGACACCAACCCCCACCTTAACGCTTCAGCCTTCTCTACAGCTTCTTTGAGGCCGTTTAGCAACTCGACATACTTTGGGTCAGAGTAAGCCTCGATCTCCGCCGCCACGGCTGATTTTGCGCCATCTAGCATGGCTTGCTTCATCAACATAGCTTTTAAACTCTTACGGTACTCTTCAACATACGTAACTTCTGCCTTTGCTGTAGCGTACTTCTGCCCGTGCGTATAAATGTAATCAACTGCTTCGTTTATTTCTTTAGTCATTCTTGTCCCCTTGCTCGGATTGCTTTAGATACATCACCAAGATTAGAACCAAATATTCCCCATTCTTTTAATTCATCATCACACACCTTTGCACATTCCTCACGTTCTTTCTCTGCTACCAACCTGGAAAAGGCTAAAAAGTTCTTTCGTTCTTCCTTTTTAATAATTCCACCAAATGTTTGGCAAGCCAGTTCAATAATTTCATCTTGTGTCATTCTTGTCTCCTTGCTTCTATCATTGCATCTGCCATTTGGTAAGCCATAATTGAAACTGCTTTGTAACCGCCTTGGTTCAAATTAGCAGACCCTCTACCTTCGATAAGAGTTCCCATAGCTCTAGCCGCAAAGTAATCCCTCAATGTCATGCCCGTACAAGTCAAGTCTTTATGCATCCAAGGAAATGCAGTCGGTAGTTCATTAATCATTCTTGTCCCTTTGTGTTCTTATGCTTTAATTTATCTTCAATGGTTTCAATTTTTGTTTCGTACCAATTTGTTTCTTGCCCACGCTTTGCCCACCCATACTGCGTCATCAAAACTTGTGAAGCATACTCAGGATGATTGACAATCTTTGAGCGTTGCACTTGGTAATGACCTTCAAGGTCTTGGCTCATATCACCCATTGTTCTTCTCCTTGACCATCATCTCTGCAATCTGTTTTACATACCAAATGTGCTCTTCAAAGTCATCTCCTAATATCAACTTGATACGCAAACCATCTTTGTTTTTTAAATTACTAATAGCAATCAACAAGGCTTCAGCAAAGCCTGCTTCAGTTGTTTTATCAAGTCCATCAATAAGACCTTGTGCAAAATCTCTCATGTGTTCTTCTCCTTTTGTTTTTTAACCCAACACCACCAGTGATACACAGTACCACCGTCATTCCAAAACTTGTCTCCGACTTCGAATAAACCAAAGCACCTGGGACATTGGTGTGGCTTAAATAAGTCATTCATTCTTCAACTCCGAAATGTTCTTTAATCAATTCGCAGACATAAAGATTATTGCCGTTGCTCATTAAAGCAACACTAGCACATTCTTTCACAATCAACTCGGCAAACTTTTCTAACTTAGTTGGAATACCTTCTGGATTGTATGTAGGCAATCCAGCCTTGTGAGCAAGTAGTTGAATTCGTTCGTTCATTCTTGTCCCCTTGTGTTCTTATGCTTGAGTTTGGCTTCTATACGCTTCATCAATTCCCAATCTGAATCCGTGCTTTCCCAAAGTTCGTTTGCTTCCTCATCCGTCAGCCCTACCCATGCGTCTCTCCCTGTTTGATCCATCATCACGGTTCGTGCCAAGGCTTCGCACGTTGGGCAGGGTGGTGGGGTGGTGTAGAGCGGTGTTTCGTAGGTTGCTCCGTGGTCAACAAAACCTCTCATGTGTTTTTGAAAGCGCACTTCATGTGTGCTTTTGTCTTGATACATCCACACCACAGGCTCATTCTCTGGTTGTGTCATAGGCTTTGGCATTTGAAAAAAGAACCCCGTTGGTCGCGCA